AGATTGCTTCCTAGTATGGACACAGCGCCACATTCGTCAAAGAAGAACGGAAGGGCCGTGAAGGTACTAGCACAGCCGAAGAAGGTTATACCGTGGGATCTGTAGGCGTCCAAGGAGTTTCCTGTTCCCTCCCGCTTGAAGGAACAGAAGATGAAGGAGATGTCCCTACTGTCAGTCATGTAGACCAGGGAAGACGAAGTGAACTCACAGAACCTACACAAAATTCCAGTAGGCGTCTGTCCAAACGGTTCATCCCCTGGTAGTTCAAACAGGTCTTCAAAGACACAGTTGGCAAAGTCCGTGTTTGAAATCGTGAAGTCAGAGATCACGCCCCCGGCCACCCTTAGTCTGTGGAACCTCTGGTTGGACCCATAGAACAGGAGCGTCATGTCAGCGTGGGTGTAGGTTGACGTGTCAGGGTCCCAGTCCGTTCTTGGGTCAGGTGATGGACCCCCGGTCCCAGGTCTGACATCGTAGTATTCGTCAGAAGAGCTTGGCCACCCTATCCAGGCTACCTTCTTGTCAGAGTATTGAAGGAGAAGGGCGTTCCCCGTCACGCCGGTTCCCGTCCTCCTGATCCAAACCCTGTCCCCATCCGCCAGTAGGTTGTATAGCTGTGTCTCCCAACCCACCAGCGTGTTCCACGCGCCTGGAGCGCCGTTTGACGGAGCGTGGACGTGGGACAGACCGTCCCCGAATTCAGCCGCCGTGAAGTCTACAAAGTAGTCCATGGGTCTCCCCTATGCGTCAAGTCCTAGTCTAACTGTGAACTTTTGGGCCGTGATGGGTCTGGCTGAAGGGTTGATGATCCGCTCCACCCAGATCCCGTATTTGTTCGTGTCTACGTCCGGGGTGACAGGGTCAAGATGGCCAAGGGACAAGGATGACCCCTGGGTAGCGTAGGAGAAGGTCACTCCCACGGGAGCCGTGTCTTCTGTTGGGATGACCTGAATGGCTCCTCCGCTGACAGCTTCTATCCCTATCTCCACGGGGGCTCTGTAGGTGATGGCTTGTCCAGCCAGGCCCGCCGCCGGTGTGGTCCCCTTGGCTCCGCGTCCAACAGACGGAATGATCAGACGTTCCCCGTCTGAAGCCTTGGCCGCGAAGTAGAGCCATTCCCCCGTGACTTCGTTATTGACAAAGCCGTTCAGGGGGTATTCCGTAGTGTCTCCCACGTTCAAGTAAAACGCGCCAGAGGAGTCATAGTCCGTGACCAAAGCGGAGGACGGAACGTCTGACGTGTCAATGTAGGCCACCACATTGGTCATGATGTCCACGCCCATGTTCTTGACGATGAAGCCCCTGTATTCCGTGTCCCCTACTTCACTTTCATCCGCGTCCACATCGTCAAACAGGACGTTTGACAGGTAGGTCATGAAGATGTCCTGGTCTTCAGAAGCCAAAGGAAGGCTGGCCTCCACCACAGCCAGGATGATGTATTTGGACTCCGTGATCCCATCGTAGACCGTGTAGAGCCCGTCCCCTGTGATGGGGACCTCCAGGCCGTAGTCCCCGCCAGGAGCCTTCCACTGGACTTGTGGCGTGACCCCGTACAGGTAGCGGAGGGTTCCGTTGGGGTAGGTCTGAAGATCGTAGGCGTTCAGCGCCGCTACGTCTTGAATGGTGATCCCCGCGATAGTTGAAGGGTCCCAGGAGATCATGTCCTGGTTCTCTATCGCTGTGGGGGTGATGGGTCCTCCCAGGCCGCCCGTGGTTCTGAAAAGGACTAGATCTTCTGGCTTTGCCATGATAGCCTCCTAAACTGATTTAAGCTGTCCGCCCGTTTCGTCGCAATAATACTGACAGGCTGACTCCCACCCGGCCCAATACCTGGACAGGATGTTCAACTTGATGTTTCCTTGTTTGGCTCTGACAACCGGATCCCCAAACCCATTCAGGTAGGTGAAGGAATAGGAGCCGCCGTAGTAGCCCGCGTCTGTTCCCCACCCGGAGCCCGTGAAGGACAAGGGACACACACTGATATGGTAGCATTCCCCGTTGTAGGAACTGTAGGGAATGTCATCTATGAATTCATCGTTGATCGTCAGTCCTCTGACGGAGATCATGTCATGAAGGTGGGCCAAAGGCGTGGAGTTTCCCCACCAGTAGACATACATGTCAGCCGGGTCTGGTCCCGGCCTCTGGTATCCCCAGAAATTCTCTATCTTGTCCTGGACCTCCCCGCTATTCCAGGTAGTCTTGGCGTAGGAGAAGTAGCCTTCCCAAGGCTCCGCGAAGTAGGCCGCCAGAAACACGTCCTCCTTCCCCTCCATCATCCCATCCAAGGCGCTGATGACAGAGGAGATCATCCCGTTGGCCAGGTTCACGTTGTCAGGGATGTCCCTGATGGTTTCGTCCAGGTATCTGAACGCCATACAGTCAGCGCCAAAATACATCCTGATGTGGGTGTCATTGACGTTCACAGGAAGTAGTTCATCATAGGAGATGTCCTTGGGTCCGTGGATGATCCTGAAACTGGTGACCGCCTCCCCTCCAACTTCGTGTTCCCATGTCTGTTGTTCATAGGAATTCCCCAGAGACTCTATGGGCTCCGCCCACCCAATCTCCTCCTCTTCCCCTTCTTCCTGTGGGTCCTCCTCCGCGAAAGGGTCAGAGACCTCCCTGTTGGGGTAGGGGACTTCTTCGTCTGGGCTGATGTTACCCCAGAACCTTCCAGCGTTGAACTTCCAGTCCAGGTATTCATGGAGGGAAGTGATGGTGGTGGCCTTCATCGTTGTGGCGTAGTCCTCCGCCGCCATGGTCAGACAGCCCTGGTCTATCAGATCCAACAGGGACTCCCTCCCCTCTTGGAAGTAGTCCCTGAAGTTAGAAGGGAGCCCGCGAAGGTGGGCCACGCCAGTCCAGCTTGAAGCTTCACCGCCGTCAAACATGAAACTGGTCTTGTCCCCGCTGTAGAACTCCACTTTCCTGGCCACGTGTTGAAGCCCTGACGTGGCCATCCCGTGTCTGGCCCTTACCCTGACGGAACTGTAGCCGTTCAGACCGAAGACCAGATACTTGGACAGAGGGTTCAGCGTGTAGTCAGACAAGACAGAAAGGTTGATCCCACGTCCCATATTCCATTCGTACTTTCCCAAATACTCCGAAGTAGACGCGCCGTCAATGTAGCTACGGAATGGGTGTCTAAGTGAATTTTGGTAGAAGACGTAGTCATTCAGAAACTCAGCGGAAAGGGTTTCCGCCAGAAAGTCCCCATCCTGTGGCATGTGCGGATCATTCCCTACCACGCCTGAAAGGACGGACCCTGGGCTTTCAGTCAGCCTCCAGAACAGCCTCCGCTCCCCGTGGAACTTCTTGAACCCTACGAAGAAAACTAGATCCTGGGACGCGGGGGCCGTCTCCATCTTTATGAACAGCTTCTTCCCAGAATTCTGGCCTTCCAGCGTGTAGATGGGAATTTCCTGTTCACTGTCAGTCAGCTCCACTTCCCTTAGATAGGCCGTCCTGGCTTCTCTGATCTTATGGTAGCCGCCCTGATAGTCAGACCCGTAGCCCTTCCACATTTCATCTCCCCCGTATTCAGCGGGGTTGATGTAGGGAACATAGTCGTCTATCTGTTGGCGGGGAAACAGATCAAGGTTGAAGCGTTCAGACGCGCCAACAAAATGACGGACTTTCCCTTCAACCATGTCCCTTCTGTAGAACACGATGGACTCCCAGATGTTTGGGAACTCCCCTTCAAGACCAAGGACCTCTATCTGGTGTGGGACTCCTGTTTCAATGTCAAAGTAGCGCGTTTCTTCCTGACTTGAATGGTCTATGTATTGACAGATCCAGGGGCTTTGTTGGGTGTGGAGCCCTGGATGAATGAACCCGCGTCCGTCTCCGTAGCCGTGAAGACGGGAATGTCCGCGAAAGGGGACCACTTCCAGAATGGCCAGCCTCATGTCATTGAACCCCATCCCAAAGAACGTAGAAACGGACATTTCAAAGCTGGACCGCTTACAGAAATCTAGCCTCCTGGTCTTGTCCAGGTAGACATGGAAGTCCCAGTCATCCAGCCCGTGGAAGAACCGGATGTCATTGTGATAGTTGAAGATGTCCGCTATGTGAGAGTCAAACAAGGGGACGTTTTCAAAGCCCCACCGGCTGGTTTCTGGGTATTCTATCCTGACCGTGGCGTCAAAGTGATCATCAGGCCACAGGTGGTCCTGGCGTTCAGCCGTCTTCAAGGCGTAGGGCTTGGGGTGGAAGACGTATCCCATCAGGCTTCCTCCAAGTCAGTCCCGTAGGACAGGAACCTGGGGGTCCCCACTACGCTGGTGGCCCCAAGGTGAAGGAGTAGCTGACCCATGGGCTCCCCGTCTGAATTCTTGTGGACACCCATGGACCCAAGGTTCTGGGCACAGTAGGCCACAGAACTGGACTCCAGCGTGAACTCCCCTGGCTTTGGGTAGACTGTCAGGCTGGCCCCGGAATACAGTTCACCTTCCCCGTATTCGTTCACTTCATGGGTGTAGCCGTAAGTCAGGCCCGCCATCTGGACCAGCCACAGGCCGTTTTCAAGCTTACCTGTGACTATCCCCATGGGCCTCATGTTGTTTGAAAGGTATTCCGCGTAGTCATCGTCACTTTCAAAGTCATCTTCATTCTGGAATTCATACTTCCCGCAAAGCCCCACCCCTTCATCATCCACGCCTGTGACCACCACAGCCGCGAAGGCCGGAAGCGTGGTTTCATCTCCGGTGTATTCACAGGCCAGGTAGCAAGGAGGACCCCACCCGTGGTTATGCTTCCCGTAAAGGTGGGGGATGAAAGGAAGCATGATCTGGCCTTCCCGTCCAATGTGGTTCCCGCCCACCAGCTCCGTGGCCATCTCTATGAACCCCTGGTCCGTGATGGCTATGGCCTTCCCGCCCGTGTTTGTCTCCCCGCTTTCAAGGGACGGTTTCTTGGTGGCCCACTCTACCGCCCTGACCCCCCGCCCAAAATTCAGATTAGTCCGCCCCCTGGAGTCAGCCTTTCCGGAGAACATGGCTATGACTTTCTTCATTAACATCATGTCCTCCTTGAAATCTGTGGGGGTCTTCCTGTTTCTTCGCTGGCCACAAACCTGACCACAGGGCCTTCCCTCTGGACCACGATCTTCCCAGACATCTCCTCCTTGGAGATGATGACCGTGTTTCCGGTACAGATGAAAAGGCCGCGCTGTCCGTGCGTGTTGTGAACTTCAAACCTATCCTTCACAGGATCACCATCTTGTGGCCGCCCGCTATGGGGAGCGCCACCCGATGGTTCCCCAAATGTCCCGCCTTACCTGTTGGGCCAATGATGACAGCCATGTGACCGCCGCCCGTCAGGCCGTAGGACCTCTTCCGCTGAACAGCCATCCTTCTCTTCTGAATTTCTTGTCTTGTGTCGAAAGCGTATCTTCTAGCCATCGTATCCCACTATGGTCAAGGTGGTCATGGCGTTTCCTCCGCCATCGTACTGATGGGACCAGGCTTCCACCTGGGCTTCATCTCCGTAGTCTATACCGCTGAAATCCTTCATGGCGTCCTGAACTGATCCTGTGATCTGGGTCCCCACAGGGATGTCATAGATCCCCTTCAGCGTGACCGTGGTTCTGACTTCTACGGACCCTTTGACCGTGTTGTCCGCCAGGTATTCAGCTATTTCATAGGCGTCATCCCAGTCTACCACCAAACCCAGGGAGACGGTAGCCATCCCCATGTCAGAGTCCCCGCCAGAAAGGTTCTGATAGACCTTGATGGGCATTCCCCGCCGCTTGGACCAGGTGACTGGGACCTCCGCCGCCGGGATCTGGGTCAAGGTGGCGTAGGTCTTGAAATGGGTGAAGACTTCCGTGTAGTCATCCTGGTCCGTCTTGAAGGGAGGGACCAGATACCTGGCGGGGTCCAGCTCTGACCTGTAGGTGGCCCTTTGGGCGTGTCTGTAGGACAGCTCCCTGTAGACATCCTGTTCCAACCTGATCCTCCACAGGGGCTTGTCAGGTAGAAGCATGAACGGGAGCGTGTCAGTCCTGTCCACGTCCTTCAGGGGGGTGAAGAAGATGGGTCCGCCTTCGTAGTTTGTGGTGAACTCCAGCTTTCCTTTGTCATTCCTCATGACCTGATCCGTGAAGACCAGGCCCCACTCCTGGGTGACTACTTCCAGAAGACGCCCGCCGTAGGTTTCGTCTTCATAGATGTGTTCCGTCTTCTCCAGGCTCCCTTTGTTCGTCCAGACTCCAGCGTAGTCAAAGGTGGTCCCAGGATCCACCAGAATGTCATCCGCCGCTGTAGCCCCTTCCAGGTCAGAGAACTTGTATTCCACGGTCCTGGGGAAGCCGTCAGGAATGTAGAGCGTTTCATCAGCCGAAGGGACAGAGTCTTTGTGGAAGTAAAGGTAGCAGAGCCGTTCCGTGTAGGTTGAAGTCAGAAGGGGCCTGTCAAACTCCACAGACGTGTTCTGGTAGTTATTGACCACGAATTCCACGGACTCCAGCTTGTGTTTGTCCGGGCTCACGTTCAGCGTGGGCCGTGACGTGTATTCGTCATATTGAAGGTTTTCCACGTCCCCAATGGAGTCCACGGACAGGGGCTCCCATCTCTTGTAGACCTCCGTCCACTGGTAGGCCAGGTGGGACACGTCACCAAAGGGAGTCTTGGCGAATAGCTGATAGATCAGGGTCAACTGGCTGTTGTCAGACGTGACTGACCACTTCTCCTCCCATCCTCCAGGGCTGGAGATCTGCCAGTATTTCCCATAGAAGTAGACCTGTTTGGTGTCAGAGGACCCGCCTTCCCAAGGGCCGTCCCATTCGTCTTCATTGAACTCCCCGTCTCCGCCTGTGAATTTCAGTTCATCCGGGTAGGCCACAAAGGTCCTCTGGCTGGAGATGGTCTCCGCGTCTGTCAGACTAAGGGATCCAGAGGACGCCCCGTAGGAACCACGCCCGTAGACGTAGATGGTGGAATTGTTGACTGTGATCTGGGGGTTCAGGGCTGAAATGGATGAAAAGATACTCTGGAACAGGGGTTCCCCTTCCTGGATCTGGAACTGTTGGATCCAGAAATTGGGGAGCGAATACCACAGAGACAGGCCCAGGATGGTGGACAAGGCGTCAGACATCACGTCCTTCATGGTCCAGCCGCCCACACCAAAGTCATCAGCGTCCTTCAGGTAGATCTCCGTGTTGTCATCCGTGTCATTTTGCATATCCTCCCAGAAGGTCTCTGGCGCTGACACGTATAGATAGTTCTTCTTGGGGGCCTTCAGGATCATGTTGGCCATCCAGTCACGGAAATTGATGGTGGTGGATGGCTCCCCCTCTATCCCCTGGCTCTGAAGGTTGACATCCATCACCCGCCCAGATATTCCGTCAATGGTGGTCTCTTCCCCCGCGTCATAGCCCGTGTAGATCCCCTCCAGGTCCAGCGTGACCCGTTCAGACAGATCCCCCACTGACCTGGCGAAGGTGACGGACTTGACGCGCCCTGACGCGCCCGTGGCCGCTGAAACTGACTTCTTCGTGTTGATGTAGTTCATCTAGTGGGCTCCGCCGGTGTAGCCCCTGTTGGAGACCTCCAGCCCGTCACTTCTCACTGGAGACACCGGGTTCTTGGCGTCTTCGTTGGCCTTCTTCCGCTCTTCAGCGTCCAGCTTCATCTGTTCAAGCTGTTGTTCTCCCAGTTCAACCAGACGTTGGTTTGGTTCCCCAAGGGACCCATGTCTACCGTATCTCTGGGCCATGATCTGTTCACCAAACAGTTCAGGCTGTAGCGTGGGGGACACAGCCCCTCCGCCCGCTGATATAGCCGCCAGCTTGGATAGGCCGTTTGACAGACCTGTCAGGGTCACGCCCATAGACTCCAGCGCGTCTTCATTCTGAAGGAACCGTTCAAGACCGGCCGTGAAATTGTCCAACATTTGGGGCTTCACCTTGTCCGCCACGGTAGTCAGGAAGTTAGTTAGGGACTGTTGGGCCGCTATCGCGCCTTCTCCCTTGGCCGCCAAAGCCTCCCTGGCCTTTTCCGTCTCTTCCTTGGCCTCTTCATAGCCCACTTTGCTGGCCGCCACCAGCTCTTCCGTGATCCCTTTTAGGTTTCGGATGATCTTGTCCTGGGTTATTTCAAGGTCACTCCCGCCTCCAGCTTCCCAGGCCGCCCGCCTCTTGGCCAGCTCACGTTCAGCGCGTCTTCTTTCCCTGGGGTCCCTGGCCTCCTTGATCTCCTTTTCCAGGTCAGCCTCTTCTTCCAGCCGCTTCCTGACTATCTTGGCCATGTCCTCCAGGGCCGCCTTCTCCCCTTCAAGATCGTAGCGTCCCCTGGCCTGAACAAGTAGTTCCTGGGCTCTGGCCATGGCCTTCATGTCCTTCTCTTCATCAGACATCAGGCCCTTGGCCTCCCTGAAACTGTCCACCATGTCTTCCACGCTATGGGTCAGACCTATCTGTTCTTCGTGGATCCGCCGCCATTCCTTGGCCGCTTTTTCCAGCTCCTTCCGTCCTTCTTGAAGAGCCTTTTGGGCCGTCAGGATGTTCTTCTGAAGAAGAATGTAGTCTGACCTTTGTGCGGCTGTCATCTCCGCGCCGTCTGTCAGCTCCTCTACCAACTTTTCAGCCTCTTCAGCCACCCCGCCCATGGCGTCCTTCATTCCGCCAGTCAGCGTCTTCAACATGTCCAGCCCTGACCCCTGTCTGTCAAAGTCAAGGCTGTTGAACCCGTCCTGGAACTTCCCAAAGGTGTTGACTATTTCTTGCCAGACTGACCCGGCCTCCTCTTCCTCCTTCGTCATGTCTGTGAGCATACCAGTCAGCCCGGCCAGGCCCGTGTTGATGGCTTCTATAGACAGGGTCACCAGCCTGAAGCCTTTCATGACCGCGTCAAACAGCCATTCCACTCCCGCTCTGATCAAGGAGATGGCGTTGGCCGTCTGTTGGGTTCCTTTTCCTGTCATCTGGAACCCCGTGAACAGCCGCTTGAACAGAACGAAGACCAGATAGATGGCCCTGACCAAGGTGGAGGACAGCTTGAAGGCCCACTTCATGACTTCACGGAAGGGTTCTCCCATCCTATACATGACCACCACAGTCCGCGTAGCCGCTGACACTATCTTGGTGAACATGGACCACATAGCGCCCAAGACCTTCCGCCCAAGGGGGGCCAGCTTCACCAGGTAGTCCACGATCATCTGGAAGGTGGACCCTATGTTCTTGGCCCAGGCTTGGCCGGTGTCTCCCTTGAAGAAGGCTTCCAGGGTCTTCAGAACCTTGTCCAGGACCCCAACCAAAGCGTCAGAAACGCCTGACGTGTAGATCAGGTCCTTGAACTGGTTGAACTGGTCCCCTATGTTGGAGATCTTCACTTCAACTGTCTGGGCCATGGCCTCCATGGTCCCGCCAAATTGAAGCTGGATGTATTTTCTGATGGTCTCCAGAGCCTTGGTTGGGTTGGACAGATCAGGTGTGATGTTGGCCGCCTCCAAGGTAGACATGATCTGGTCCTTGGAGATGGAGAACCGCATCATCAAGGAACGCCAGTTCCCTTCAGCCGCCGCTTCCTTGATGGCCCATTGGGCGTCCTGGAGGGACCGCCCCATCCCGTAGGCCAGGTCCGCCATGTCCTCCATGACCACTTTTCCGTTCAACATGCTGGTGGGGTCCAGCCCCACAGCCTTAAACGCCCCAAACACATCCACCACATCCTGAACCTTAAACGGAGTCCGCGCCGCTATCTCTATAGCTTCGTTCATGGCCTCCGTGGCCCGCGTGATGTCCTTGTAGAGCGCCTTGAACTTGGCCCTGAAGCCGTCAAAGGTCTGGCCTGTCTGAAGGATAGACTTTCCTACACTCATGATAGCGTAGGTCAGGCCAGCGAAGACCCCCGTCAAGGCCAGTCCAGCCGGAGCCACCTTCTTCATCCCTTGACCAAGAGCGCCCAGGCCCTTCATCAGGCCACCGGCCGCCTTCCCAAGGCCAGAAAGGGCTCCCATGACTTTGGAAACCCCGCTGGTCAGAAAGCTAAGAACTACACTAGCCGCCATTATTCAGTTACCCCTTTTGTTGGCTTTCCACTGTGGCCTTGAAACCACAAGCCTGGTTGAAGTCTTGAAGTAGTCCTTTCAATCTCCCTTCGTTTAGCAGGTTTTGACCGTGCCACAATGGGACCGCCTCTGAACCCGCTGTCAATGGTGGCTCCGTACTCTTGACGCCGTGTTTCGCTTCAAGGTCCTGGCGTCTCCGGACCTCCGTGTCTGACGGGAAAAGGTTGAACGCCGCCCAACTGATCCTGACACAGCGTAGTAGGATTTCCTTGGTAGGTTCAACTCCGCTCCTTTTCATCCTTTGGTAGATGGACCACAGCTCCTTGTTTATGGAAGCCCGCTTGGCCAGGATGTCCTGACCTTCCAGCGCCGCTTTTCTCTCTGGGGTCCATAGCTTGTCCAGCTCCTTCTGTGACAGGGGCTTTCCTATCCTGTTGGCCTCCGCTACCAGCCTGGCATCCTGGTCTATCATCTTGTCCACGTCACCAGATGTCAGCTTGGTGAAGTCCACGTCATAGGGGAAGTCCCTGAACGGATCTTCTATGTATTTCCTGGCCTCCTCTTCCTTGACCTTTCCGCGCCTGTCTGTGACAGGCTTGTCACCTTCATCAGGATCTCCTCCGTGGAGCATAACCTGAAGATAGATTTCATCTACCCTACTTTCCACCATGGCCACGGAATAGACGAAGAACAGCGTGAAAGTCAGTCCGTGGATCCGCTCTGTGGCGTGGGGGAAGTAGCTGTCAGGGCCACATCCAACTCCTTCACAGAGTCCTGGTCTGTGTCCTTTCCAACAGCGTTCTCCTGTGATCCCACATTCCCAGAACTTGGTTCCTTGGATGTATTCTTTGGTCCATCCGTAGTTTCTGGCGAAGGCTTCATAGACTCTGTAGCGTTGGAGGGAATTTTGAAACCGCGTTTCAAAGCTTCCCTCTTGATCTTGTCCAGGGCTTCCTGGCTGGATGTCTTGTGGTCCTCCAGATCCGCCAGGCTCCCCAGAGTGATGTCCAGTAGCTCCTGTGTCGGGTCCTGACCCTTCGTGATATTGACCCCGAACATCCCCAGGAAGCCCTCCAAATTTTTTCGGATGTCTCCCGGTAGCCCTTCCATGGAGAAATTCTGTTCATACAGAACAGAAGCTATGTGAATGCCCTGTTTCAGGGTCAGCTTCTCCCTGATGTCTTCAGGCTCCTGTTGGGTGGCTATGGCTATGATGTTGGCCAGCCTCCCAGAAGTCAACATCTCCTGAAGGGTTTCCTTCACCGTGGTGATCCCCACGGAAATGGCGTCCACTTCTTCCTTTTCTTCGTTGGACCGCTCCTTGGCCAGGGCTGACGCTATGGCCGTGGCCGCGTTTCCGAACAGCTCCCCAATTTCAACCCATAGCTGTTCAAACTCCCCTTCTGTCAAGGGGAGGATTTCATGGGCCTCCTGGCCTATCACTATGGTCCGTTTCTCGCTGTCAGGTAGAAGGAACCGGTATTCCTCCGGAACCTCCTTCAATTTCTGTGACATCGTGTCCTCCTGGGTTCGTGTTTTCGTGTCAATTCATCATGATGTGGTGACCATGACGGGTTCCGCTGGATCACTGGGGGTCCAGTTGTATTTATCCATGTAAGCGTAGGCCCCAAGGGGTCCTCCGCGCCTGGCCCTGGCCGTTATCGTGACCCAGTAGTCACCCGGAGCCGTTGACAAGGCGAACCCGCCCGCCTCATCTCCTCCGTTGAAGGTGGTAGCCACGGATGGGATGGCCGCGTCAGCCGCCGCTATGGTAGCGTCAGGGATCATGTCTGGCGTCAGGGCCGTGGGTTTCTCACTCCTGACCCAAATGTCATAGAACATGACCACTTCATCCTCCACGGGCTGGATGGTGAAGATGACTTCCCCGATACCTCCAGACACATCCGCGAAAGACGGAACACTGGGCTGTTCCAACTGGGTCTTCAGACCAAGCTGTCCTTCATCCCCAAGACAGGAGTCAGGCTTGAACTTGGACAGATTGATCACGATGGAGCCCAAAGGGAAGGCCGTGTCATTCAGTGTGAAGGTTGGCGGGCTCCCTGGAACAGGTATCTGGACGTTTACCAGGTAGGGCAGAGGAGGAGGCTGGTTAACTATTTCATGGACGAAGTAGAACCTGAAGCTGTCAACGTCAACTGTTGGATCTACGGAAAAGTCCCTGATGACTAGAAGAAAGTCACCTTCCTCTACTTGAAGGGCGTCCAGATCTGTGGGGTAGTATAGCGGAATGTATGCTTGGAGCGAAGGGAAAGCCTGTGGTTCTTCTTCTAGGATGGCGTAGGGGATCCTGTGGGACAGCGCCTTGGGCGTTCCTTCCAGAAGGTCCCTGACCAGGCCGGTGATCTCCTTGAAGTATTGACGCTGGCCCGCCGCGCCCTTCAGAATAGGAACTTCAGCTATCTGGTCTTCCTTGTCTACCCTGACGCTGTCAATGGACACAGAGACATTCTGTTCCTGTTGGGTGTTGTCACTGGCCCTTGTGTATCGTTGACCTATTTGGATGGCCATCTTCTCCTCCTTCTTATGATGTGGTGGTCACCAGAACGGGTTCAGCCGGATCACTTGGCGTCTTGGAGTATTTGCTGAAGTAGTTCAGGATCCCTGAAGTAGTGTCAGCGTTCTTCACGTTGGCCGTGACCGTGACCCAGTAGTCATCCACGCTGATGTTCCCGCCACCAGCGAAACTTCCGCCCCCGTAGGTAGTTATGACCTGGGGAACGCCAACCTGGGAAGCGTAGATAGACTCATCTGGGATCATGTCAGGAGTCACCGCCTGGATCTTCTCCTGTGTGACCCAGATGTCAAAGGACTCCACAGCTTCATCATCATGTGGATCCACTGTGACCGTTATCTGGGTCGTTCCTCCTTCCGCCGTAAAGGTGGGGGAGGCTGGCTGTTCAAGCCGTGACTTCATCCCAAGCTGACCTTCATCTCCCAAGGTGGAGTCAAACTTGAGCTTGGACAGATTGACCAAGATGGAGCCCAGGTAGTAAGGAACAGGGATGTCCGTCCAGCCCGGGGTAGCGCCTGACACAGGGATCTTCACCGCCGCCTGGGCCGGTGCGGGAGGGGTCCCTGGCGTGATCTCATGACAGAACAGGTATTCAAAGGCCCCGGGGGTGGTGTCCGTCAAGGGGTCCACGGAAAAGTCCCGAAGAAGGAGGAGGAAGTCACCTACCTCCAACTGAAGGGCGTCCAGGTCCGTGGGGTTGTATAGTTC